CCACCAGCAGTGCCCCCAGATTGCTCTCCACCACCACCTCCTCCTCCTCCATAAAGAGTGTTGCCGCCTATACCTGCTGTTGTGCTGTTGGAGCCTCCTCCTCCTCCACCACCGCCTAATGCTGCGGCTCCTCCGTCACCCTCTTTGCCACCTCCACCGCCGCCAAAGTAATTAGCTGTTCCATCGTCATTCACACCAGCACCAGCACCTCCGAATGTACCAGCATTGGCACCGCTATCATTTGAAGATGATGCCCCAGCACTAACGCTGGTCGCTCCACCGCCTCCTCCTCCACCAGAGCCTCCCGATCCTGCACCGCCGCCACCAAAAGCCGTGACAAACGCCGTAGTACCAAACGAGGAATTACCTCCTGCATTGCCGTTTGTGGTGTCACCAGTTACTGCGGCCCCACCAGCACCGATAGTCACAGTTTCACTAGCATCTACCGCAGAAGCATCCATGATCGCCCAAACATAGCCGCCACCACCACCTCCAGCTCCACCAACGCTACTCGAAACTCTGGCTCCTGAACCACCCCCACCCCATGCCTCGATGTAAATTGCGCTGGCGGTAACCGGCTTAATCCACGTTCCACTGGCGTTGAATAGTTGAACGTCTGCAGCCTTGTGAGCCTCTACAGCATCACTAATCAGTTTTGGTGACCAAACTCGCTCACCGGTCACTGACGCTTCTGTGATCTCGTTTGCGGTGGGCAAATCAAGATCAACTTGAATGTCTGTTCCAGTGACCATTTCGGCAATTGTAAAGCCGCCCAAATCTAAATTACCACCTAGCACCGGCGAGGTATCCTCGATGACGTTGGAAATGCCGCTAGTCACAGCAAGCTGTGACAGGACTTGCCAAATATCGTTTGTGGCATCATAAGTGACGGCAATTATTTCCCCTTCCCTGATAGCACCAGTTGCCAGATCATTCGTTGCGTCAGTACGCAATCTTTTGGCACCAAGAGAACTGACGTTCAGCGTTGGAGATGCACCGCTTGTTGGGGTCATCTCGATGATGAAATTCAATCCATCGGTAAGCGTATTTAATGTGCGATTGGCCGTAACCGTATAGGCGGTTGATGAGGTGCTTGTTACTGTCAAATTACTTGCCGTATCAGCATACCACCGCCCAACCGCTCCTTGGTAAGCCTGATAGCGGTCAGCAACCGCAGACGGACTGGTGTTATCCGTCAATCCAAAGGTCGTGTTCGTGTTGTTGCCATCTGTAGTGTCCAGGTCCGTCATTTCCGCCGCAAAGGCGTAAACGGAACTAGCAATCAACAAAACTAGAGCGTGTGGTAAGTATTTTTTCATAAGCTAATTTCCTAATACACTGTTTATTGCTTTTACTAAATCATCTGCAGCGCTATCCACTTGTACTTTCGACACACCAGGGGCATATTCTGTTTCTTTGGCTTTTTCCACTCCAATTATTCCGGCTGCCGTAATAGCTCTTGTAACCACGCCCAGCGGTGTATCGGCATTTACATGCGGAGCAATCTCTTCTAACGTCTGTAATATTACCTTGGGATCGGTAGATTTAAGTCGGGTTACAAGTGTTTCCAGCGTTTTAGTTGGAGAACCTATTAGCGCTTCAGCCGCACGTCGCCCAATTCCAGCTCCAATTAATGCGTGTACGCCAGGAAGTTTGCCGCCCAAAACAGCACCCCCACTACCAACAGCCGTTTTTATTTTTTTCACCTCTGCCGCAAGTGGACTTGCCGTTCCTCCCTTTATCACGTCTTTCGATACTTTAGAGAGTTTTCTTTCACCCAGTACAGTGCGTCTAAAATCATTATATGCCTTTCTAGTGGGAAACAGAAGGGCAGTTTTTTCCCTTATAAACTCATTCTTTAGCAGTTTTTCAGAAACGCTCACCCCTTGCTCTGAAGCCGTTTCTATTTGTTCTCTTAATGTTTTTATAGCGCCATTACGATATGCAGTTTTTTCTGCTTCGGACATATTTTTAAAATCTTCAATTATTTGTTCTTTTTCCAACTTTTGAAAGTTTCTGCCTTTGTCCAGCGCACGCAGGGTCGCAAATTCACCGGAATACTTTTTACGGGCAATGGCATACGGCGACTTTACACCGCCAGTCGCATTATCCAGAGCTTTTATTAATATGGTTCTAGCTTCTAAAACATCTCTGCCAAGGTCGTTAAATTTTGTATAGCCAGCAGACTTGGTTTTTTCTTGGTTAATATATTTTGCCTTACTAAGCTCCCGATCAAAACCTTTACGCTTTATGAAGTCCCATACCTCAAGGGGTAAAACAGCATTTTTGCCTGTAATTCGTTTTTCTTTCCCTCTCTTGCCAACTGCCGCAATTATTTGTTCCAATTTTTTTAAAGATCGAAACATTGTGGGGTCTTTTTGACCTTTAGCGGCTACAATTGCCTCTCTCAAGGCGTTACGCCCATTTGGAGTATTAAGTGCGAAAGTAAGATCCTTCGACCCCAAAGACTGGAATTTCGCAAAAGCAGGTTTGTAGGACATCTCTCCGATTCTTTTTAATCGGTCAAATAACCCTTTCTTTTCCAAAAATAAATTACCGTGCCCTTTTAAACTATTCGTTAATGCAGTTTTAATACGTCTCCCCTCGCCAGCAAGCCTGCTCCGAAACGAAGAAGTCACTCGTTCTGCCAACCGTTGGCTGGAAGAGCCTACTGCTGCGGTAAGGTCTGTCATGGCCTCACCTGTTAAATCTGCCAGCGTAGTGGGGGTTCCAGCTCTTTTTGCCAGTCTCGCTCTCACTAAATCAGGTGATACCCCGCTTTCGTGAAGCGTACGACCTAAAATTCTTTTTCCAAACTCGGCGGGTTGAAATACAGCTTGGGCCATAGACCTTAATGGTATAAGTTTATCAAACTCAGATATTACTTTACCACCTGTCGCTGCACCTGTTCCAAAAGCCCCTCCAACTAACGCACCCAATTTGGCAGCCTCCAAACGCTCTCCTGGGTCAGCCATACCCGCCGAATAAATCCCACCAGTTAGCGTACCAGCACCCGCTGCCTTTTTCCACGGGCCTACTGTTTTTAAAGCCGGTATAAGTTTTGTTGCCGCTTTGGCAAAAAGTGAACCAGTAGCCAAAGAGCCTGCAAGTTCAGCAGGCAATGCAGTTGACAAAGGTATTGCTCTAGTTTTTTCCTTTTCCTTGGCCAGTTCTGTTTCGTACTTCGTTCCTTTCAGCAGGCTTTCCGCAGCAGCAGCCATTTGATCTGCCTGCCCAAAGGTAACACCTTGGGCTATACTTCGCACAATTTCATCGGCTTTTTTAGGAAATTCTTTTATAAATTCCTCACGTCGTTTTGGGGCATCTTTAGCAACCTCTTCAAACGTAATGGGCGCTTTATCTTCTATTTTTTTAATCTGTGCAGCGATACGTCGCGCCTGATCTACATTACCAGCTTCATAAAAGCTACGCATTTCATCATACATTTGAGCTGTTTCGGTCATATTCTTAGTTCCTGTCCAGGGGCGGCGATTCTAATTCAGACGTTAACTTCTTAAGCAACGCGTCATCAGAAATTGCTGGGTCGTCCAATTTTGGTATTTGTATAGTTTTCTTATCTACCCATTTACCCCTTTGGTATTGATGTTGCGCGTTAAAGAGAGGCACAGTGACGTTATTGTAACGATCTACCTTTTCCCGCAGCATTTTTATCATTGCCCTCGTCGCAGCCTCTTTATTGCGTAACACACCAATTACGCCACCCACAGAATTGAATACTCTTATTATATCCAGTTCTGTCAAAACACCAGGGCCAACAACATCTGTCCGTATTGCGCCAGCTATATTATTTATCAGTTGGGTCTGGGCATAGTTCGCATACTGGGATTTTGTTATACTTTCTGGATTTTCTACACCAAAAGCGGTTGTCAAATGAGCAAGCGCCGAATCGACCAACAGACGCACACCTTGCTTTGAATCTTTGGTTGCTGTCATAAAATTACTTAGCAACCTCATAGAAGCCTCTTGGTCCGCCGCTTCTGTAATAAGTTTTACAAAACCACTTGCCGGTAATAAAGTTTTATTCCAATTTTCTCTGTCTACTCCTATAACATTCTCTGGAATTGGCACAACTAAACCTGTTGTGATATCCGACATCATTGCTTTATCACCAACTAAAACCAGGGTTCCTTTCATTTCTTTAGTGTCTTTATCAAGGTATATTTTTTCTGATCCAGGATATGCTTTTGGCGCAAAGTCTTTGTTGTCATATACGATAACTTCCCGCGTTGCCCTATCTATCGATTCTGTCACGGCAGCATTGATATTTGCCGATTCTTCCTCAGTTCTGTTGACGGGAGTATAGGTGCCATGCTCTTCCCTTGTTCTTGAGGTTTTGCCATAAATTGAGTCAAAGTATTTAGCCAAGGGGTTGTGAATCGGTCCTGGCCGTGGCGGAACAACGTATTTTTCGCCAGGCTTAATAACTTGCGCTTTGCCTATTTCATTCCGGTAGGCATCCTCCATCTTCTCATTACGCTTTACTATACGTAAATACTCATCACTAAGCAATTTCCAGCCATCATCGGTAGCGGCAATTTGTTGCAATACCGGGTCATCTTCAAATAATTTATTTCTCCATTCTGCGGTTTGTTTTTTCAAATCCTGACTTGTTCGTTCATCCCGTTTTGCTATTTCTGCTCTGGCTATTCTTATTTCTGTCTCGGTTTTTTCTAGACCGTGCTTTACAATGTCGCGTTCCTCTTTTGCTACGCTTCTTAATTCCTCCGCTGCTTTGCGTTTAATCTCATCTTCTAACTGCCTCAGTTTAAAGGGTTCCAGTTGTTGTTCATAAGCGTCTCTTCGTACTTTTCTTAATTCCTCTGCCGCAGCTATTCTAATGTTTTGTTTTTGTTTTTGTATATCAAGAAGCCTGGCTTCTTTCTCCTCACCTGCAGCTTGTACTTTTATTTTATGGACTTCTGCTGCTTGGATAATTTGGTTTTCCATTTGTTTTATTTTGGCTGGGTGGTATTTTTGTAAAAACTTATTGTTCTGCACTTTTGCTATCAAGTCCTGCGCGTTGGTGTCGATTTCTTGCAGGGCTTTTTTCATATTAAGGGGATGAAGGTCTTGTTTCCTCCATTCTTCCGTTTCACCAATTTTTATATCTTGTTTATGTTTTTCTCCCGCCCTTTTTTCTTGTGCTGCTTCAATTCCCCTTTTTTGTTCGCCTTTTTCCCAGTCTGCTATTAAACCTCTGCCTACTGATGGCTCCATGCCTAGCATAAGTTCCTTTGAAAATGGTAATGGAGGACGGAACGGCGACACCTGTTTTCCAGCAGGTGTTTCTCTCAAACCCGCAAGTCCTGCGCCTGGGCCTACCACCATTTCCCGTGGCTTATAACGGCCTTTAATCATTTGTTCATACTTTTTTCGATCTGACGCCTTACGCTGGTATTCGGCCATTTGCGCCTGATGCAGTTGTCTTTCCCGGCGGTCCTCCAAAGCCTGCCTTTCTGCTAGACTTCCGGCAGCAGTGGCATCTGCAAACCCCTTGCCAAGCAAAGACATACGGGATGTACCCGCCGGTAATCTGCCCCCTGCAGCAAGCAAACTGGCTCCAAGAGTACCCAGGGTGGCACGCATACGCGGCGTTTGCCACCATTTCGGCTGCGGGGTTCTCGTGTCTGTGTCATATGCCATAATTTTATCCTTTAACCAAAGTATAACCCGCCGAGGCCGCCAAGCACACCGGCAGCACCAGCCCAGCCCATCGGATTTCCAACTTTTTCTGGCAAAGCAGCTAACAGGGAAGTACCTGCACCCAAACCAGTAAGCAAGGGGTTAGGCGGCTGATAATCCCTTGCTGTGGTCGTAGCCGTTGGCAACGGACCTAACGCCCCCATATAATCCACTGTTCTGCCTGTCGGTTCATCTCTTCCATACTCAAATCTTGCACGATCCTCTTCCAACTGCCTGCGTAAAAGGTCTTCACGTACTGCGCCAACCTTGGCAAGTTGCCCAATATCGGTGTATTCACCCGCCGCAAGAGTTGGTGCCAGTCGTGAGGCATCCATTTGCCGAGCACGTTCAGCTTCAAATGTTGGATAAGCAAGCCGTGCAGACACATCACCAACCGTGTCTAAGTAACCCTGCTGGGCCGCATCAATTGCGCGTTGCGTTGCAATGTTCGATCCGCCTCGACCGGCCTGAGAAAAACTACCTCTAATTCTGGGCAGAACAACATTTTCAAATTGTTCAGTAACTGGGCGCAGGGATCGATCTACCAGCGCGTCGTAGGCTGGATTTCCCCCTTGCAAAAAATCGCCTCCCAGTGTTTGCTGTAACTGCTGACGACCAGCAACGTCCAGCGGTGAACCTGCTAAAGCTCTCCCCGTCTGTGCCGCCAGCGCAGTCTCGGTTTCTGGACTAAATGGTGGAATGGCAGTTCCCGGAAAATAATCAGTAGGGCGATCCAGAATATTGCTTCGTGCTGCCTGCAATCCAGGCTCTAAAAATTGCCTTGAAAAAGGTGATGGATCACTGGTTTGAGTTGATATTTGTGTACGTTCTCCACTGCCTCTACTCATAGCGTTTTCTCCAGTAAAACATGTGTTTTCTTCCAGTCTGGAAGAACTTTCTCCCACCCTGGCCTTGCCCATGCCTCGATAATTTCACAATTCTGTCCACGACCAAAATCCTCTATTTCATCAAGATATTCTAACCATTCATTGCGGTTTTTTCCGACCATAATAATAATCGATAACGCCTTGCACGAAGGAAATTGAGCTACTTCGACAATGCAAACCGCAACAACCTCACCATTTTTGTAAACGGCAAAAGCGACCATTTTGCTTGTCGCCAAGGCATTATACACATCTGCAACATTATAACGCCCAGAAGAGCGCTTTAATGCCTCAATTACCCACCTTGCAATATTGGGCCAATGCAATCCAAGCTGACCGCTATCTACCATTACCAGCTCTGTATCAACCAAGGACGACATAGGCAAAATCACGATCCGTTTGCGAATTATTCGCATGGGTCAATGTTGCTGTTTGATCCCCTCTTGCTGACACGTACAAATTTGCCATTGCTGTCGCCGCATTTGATGTCAGCGGAGTAAACAGAACCACACTTGTTGAGCCAATCCTCAAATCAGCCAGAGTTGTCGTTGCCGAACTGGCAGTTAGAGTAACAGTGCCCTTGGCATTGATTTTGCCATCAAGCAATGTGTTTATCCCTAAAGCAAGATCATGGCGATGCTCTTCTTCGTTGGTATGAGTCAGGGGCACGCGCCGATATGCCTGATTTAACGCTCCAGCTCTTGGGCTTGCAATCGCCACTATGTCACTCCTGTACCAATTGCACTAATTTCTACGCCTTGTGCGTGAGTCCAGGTGCCGCCAGCGGCCACTGAACATCTTACCCTGTGATGTCTGCCCTCAGATAACAGTGTGCAAAGGCCAGAAGTATTAATACTTGCCGCACTGCCAAATGAAGCTGTGTCCTGCACCTTGATGCGAGAGGCCACAGATGCCGTAATTGTGCCGCCATCAATAAATGGACGTATACCGATAACCTCTGATCTTTGGCCTCTAAATGGCTGAAATTCCCCCGTATCAATCGTTGCTGCAAGATTAGAACCGGTAAAATGGCAGTATCTGTTTGAGCTATCGAAGGCAGCTAAAATTCTATCTCCGCCCTGCCATGCCCTTGATCCTAGCGGGAAGGGCAGGCCGCTAATTGTGCTTGAAACAGAATCCAGCTCTGACAACGTGTAGCCGGACTGGATTGCCGGAAAAATCAGTTGTGTTGCGACCTCTCCTTCCGACCACTTGTTTTCTTGCCAATTGTAAAAAAATATACGATTAGGCTCACCCGCCGTTGTTGTGCCCTCCCCCGGAAATGACCAGGCCACAACTTTGTTTAACGGGTCAATTGCAGAAAAAAGCCTGCTCTGATTGGACAAATCAAAAGTTTCCCAGAAAAACCGGTCCACCATGCCATGCCCAATTGGCGTAGAGGCGGTGCCGTCACAGACGAAAAACCCTTCTTCTGAGATATAAAACACCAAGCGGCCATGTCCGATCACAGAACCACTCAATGGCGTTCCCCTGCGTCTGTCAATTGTATCTAGCTGGTATGCCAGTGGGGCACCGGCGAATGACATGCGAATAATTTGACGTTCCATGAACACCAAGCCGTATTCTGCGCCACCCACCACTTTCATCACCTTTCCGGCATCTGGTATATTCTGGAAATCACAAAGAGTTGAAGCTGATGGTGTAAAATCCGTGCTATCATTTAATCCTGACCACCAAATCCTTGTTGGCTGCTTTCCATCTGTCGTATCAGTCGTATCTCCCAAAACCACCTGATCGCGCACGATACCGATATGCCTGCCCTGCGGCTTGTCAGATGAAGTAATATGGTCTGAAAATGTGCCGCTGCCGATTGCCATGCCTTGGAGCGGTGTATCGTAATGCGTCGCTAAAACCGTATTGCCAAACTGTGCCCACTCAACCTGAGCATCTGAAGATGCCTCGTCGTAATCTCCAGTTACAACTCTCACTGTTTCAGAAACATCAATTTCGTAAAGTTTCGTTGTATCAGCGGCATACACAAAAATCTCACCGCCCGTGGAAGCTACAGCCACAGCTCCCTGTGCCCTTGCAGACAATGCCGAGGATTGCGTTGCCAAGTCAGGTAGCGGTCTATAGCCATCCGTGGTAGGGATTACATTTGTGGCATTGATTGCGCCCGGTGAGCCGAATGGCGCACGATCAGGTGCCCATGTTGCAAATGGAATAATAGGTTGTGGCGCAACATCAATATTATTTGATACACCTATCTGGAACTGTAGCAGTCTGTCTCTAAGGCTCATGTTATCGGCACATTCGATCTGACAATCAACGGGGAACCGGAATGGCGGTCTGACTTATTGGCTATGGAAACCCTGTCACGTTCCTCTTCCCACATTGCGGTATATCGCAAGATTCCGGCATTGTCCTTGATGAAGTTGGCAGCTTCAATCAAAGCAGCATAAAGGTACAACCCAGTTTTATTTATCAGGATATTGTTGTCATCGGAGTCGCTGGAGAACGAAGCTGGCCGACGATAGTAAAAAACCTGCCCAGAATAAGCTGAGTCCGGCCTGCCTCCCAAAACTATATACTCACCCTCAATCGTATAAACATCCGGCTTATTAGTTTCCGCGCTGGCACGAATTGAATAAAAATGATGTGGCTCCACATACTGCAAGGTTTTAACTGGATCACCATCAATGTAAATACGCCGCATCCTTAAATATCTGGAGGGTAGGGGGATGCCGCCGGGAGGGGTTAATCTGAATTGCGTGCCATCATAGTATATATATACCGTATGACCAGCAACCAGGTCATTCGCCTCTAGCGCATCCCCGCCATCACCCTTACGAATATTTTTAGCGCCAAGCCCAGATACATTAATGGTTGCCGCCGCTGTATTGTTAGAAGCCACTATAAATTTTAGCGTATCGCCAAGCGTTAGTGAGGTCAGAGCAGTAGCTGGTGTTAGGGTCAAGGCGTTAGCACTGCCTCCAGCAGTCCCTCCGTCACTTGTGGCCTCAATTACAAGATCAGCCTGCGCTTCCATTTCACGGATTCGCAAATCAGGATCATTCGCAATACGATTTTCTGCCAACACGATAAATTCGTTAATTCGGTCTGTTGTCACCACCGTATCGCTGGCTCGATCAAGCCAGTTCTGGACGGCTGTTCGCAGAGTACCATAAGTATTAATCGCCATTACAATGCTCCGTCACTATTGCGCCACGCCCTGTTATCTGGATCATTTAATTTACGGCGCAGGTAAGCACTTTTTTCCTTCGGCCCCAATGCCATAAAATTTACGCCATCTTCCTGTATCCACCGTTCCACCACAACTAGGGGGATTGACGCAACCCGCCTTAACTCACGACTAGGACTATACCCTCTGCCCTCTGCCCGTAAACGCTTATTATTTTCAATAATAGGCTCCACATCCTGCACACGCTGGATGATGGTTTTATCTCCATCATGGTCATAATGGAACTGGCTGATGATGCCGCCAGAGGCATCAAAAATACGACCACTCACGGCGACATTATCGTGATTGTGAGTACACCAGTGTCTGTACCCAGCCCAACAACGACCTGATTGCCTGGCGACTTATGGTACGCTGTCTCGTTGGCTGGCAAGTACATGAATGGGGAGCTTTTTAATGCCGTAGTGCTAGATACAGGCATGATTGCAACATAGCAGGCAACCGTACAATTAAGCCGTAGATAATCTCCTCGCTGGCTTATTGGCGTTTCCATGTCAGCAGGACTAGTGCTTAATGTTAAAGTTGTAGTCTCACGCGCAATGAGGTCTGCAATATCGACCGCATAAGCCGGTGAGGCTAGAAAAAACAGGCTTATAATAGCCAGCCATTTTTTCATTTTAATTCTCCAATTTGTTCACTCTTAGGTGGGACGCTAATTTTTCAAATGCATGTTGATGCGTGTTTGTTGGCAGCGTGGTTCCAATATCTAATGCTGATATAATACGTTCTACATCACCAAGTCTAAGCGCATAATTTCCTTCAGCCACCCAAACACCAGGCTGTAAACTAGCGTGCGCTTTAAGCCAGTTTAACAAATTCTCTATTTCTTTCTTTTCTGTCTTCCAGCGGCCACTATTTAACAGGTATTCAACCCTGCTCATTTGAATTGACGGCATAAACTGACTGCTGCTTTTAGAAATTTCATAAGCCCGATCCGCTGCTGAATTGGTAATTGTTATATTTCCTTCACCCCTTTTTAGCAACGATCCCACTGTCAATACCAACTGATGTCGATACCGCCTTTCCAACGGATACATTTCATATGCGTCAATGTTAGCCTGTAATGCCGTTGGGTCTGCGTTCAGAATATTAGCCTTGGTTTTTGTAAACAAACCCTCAGCACGATAATGTAAACTACCCGAAGCAACCAATCCAAAACCTACAGCTACAGCAACGCCGCAAACAGCCCATGATGCAATTTTTGGAAAACGAATTGATACAACATTCGTCTCTCCACACATCAGAACAGCAGCAGCCATCACAACCATGCTAACTGTTGCAGGATTCTGTAAGGGAAAACTGATCTGCGATAAACCAAGAGCAATCAACAATGCCATCGCCGCCCCTACATCAAGCGCATCTCTTTTTTTTGTGAAAAACCGGTACACAAGAAAGACGCATAATCCGATGCCAAGCGAAACCCCAATAAGACCAGTATCAGCGCCAAGCTGCAATAACTCATTATGCGCTGCACCTGCAAAAACGGCTGCTGGCCTTAAAACTGTATCCATGTTGGGGAAAAACTGAAGATGGGCCTCCTGTACCCGACCGTATTCAAAATTAAAAGAACCAAGACCGTGGCCGAATAATGGCTTTTCCAGCCACAATATGGCTGAATTAATGCCAATTTCTAACCGGTGTGCTATGGCTTTAACCACGATTGGGCTTGTCACCCATCCAGACCACAATGCAACATTGACCGGTATTAAAAATCCAAATGCCGCTATCAAATATCGCTGTCGGCGGATTAACCAGATTAACACCGCCATCAGCACCATCATTAGTGCAATCCATTTATTATCGCTTAAATTCACTACAAGAAGAAAATGGACTGCTAAAAAAACTATTACTAAAGAAAACGGCCTAATCCACCATGCAGGTGTTTTTACCGCACACCATGCTGCCGTTACTATCGGTAACAGCACAAGAATTAACTCGGACTGAAAATTCTCATTACCCATACCGCCGTAAATAAGCTGGTATTTCCAACCAAATATTACACACCCTGCAAGCGCAATTGTTGTACCGACATAAATTGCAATGCCCAGTACATTCCTCGGCACCTTCTTTAAAGCCGCATAAATCAATGATAGTGCAAAAACTGCCTTGGCTATTAAAAAGCCTTCGCGTGGATCAGAAGACCACAGAAGCGTCAAAGACAGATACCCAAAAAAACCTATAATAAAAAAATCACTGACCGCCAACTCGATTTTTTTATGAATAAAAACTACGTACGTAAAATAACCAAGAATAAAAGCAGAGCTACAATAAATAGTCATCCACTTTGGGACAATTGGTGATCCCGTATCTAAGCCGAAAACGAGGCATACGACGATAATAAACGTCGCACACCCCGCTCCGACAACTTCTTTTATCAATCGCGGAACACCGCGTTCGATTGATCGCGGTCATAGTAGATGATGATTGTAGCATCTACATCTGCACCGCTATCTCCAGCCGTTGATATGGCAATAGTGCCACCTGCTGGTACATTTGGTGGACCCGAAGTCTGCTCATTTGCATCGCTCCAGTCCGTTGACCTACCGGCCATTTCACCAGAGGTATCTCGATCACCAGCACCACCTAGCGAATTACGGCCAGTGTGATCTTGGATGTTCGATGCCACGGTTATAGTGTCATTCGTAGTGATTTTAATAAAATCACGACCCGGTGACACCTGTGACATGATAGATACCGTAAGTGTTTCAGTGGTCGTGGTTACTAAACCATGAACAACTGAATCAACTTGGAAAATAGAGCCAGCAAAGGGCACAGAAACATATGCTGTGCTTGCTGTTCCCAAATTCTCCAAATTAACGGTCAAATAGGTTCTGCCAATTGGATAGGCATCGCCGTCACGGTTTACCCATGCCGCCGTTCCATCGTCATTTTGACGAATATTCCAACTGGCGTACGCCTGATAAGCGACACCAACCACCAGTAACAGGACCGTAAATGTGCCTAAGATTTTTTTCATAGGACTCTCCTGTCAACTAATTAAGAGGTGGTTAAATCCCAAACTGCGCCTGATCCGGCTTCGTTTCGGCTTTCCAGAGTATACTCTGCATTGATTAGCCTTCTCTCACTGTCTCCAGTTTTTGAAAGCTCACCCATCGAAACGGGACGAAGATATGCGACTGCCCACATGTCTTTTTGCAGAACAAGCGCATCACGCGCACGCATGAAACGATTAGGAACTACCTCGATATCTCCGAAGTCTGACGAATAAATATCAATCGCCGCAACCAAGGTTTTGTCCTCTGCACCCTTCATACGAGTGGCATTACCTGTGAATGATGACATGGCCTGCTTATTGAACGAACCAACCATCACACAGTCAGGATCACCACCGCTATCCCATGTGGAAGCCAGAACTGCTTTCAAAAGACTTTCAGTAAAAGCCCTTTGCGTCCCGTCTGTCCGTGCCGTATTACCAGCCGAACCGTCAGAACCGCTGGTTCCATTGGAGGTGTTAGTTGTGATCCATGATGGAACCCCGCCTGGCTCACGTGAGGTCGTGGCATTGCCTGTCACTTCCGCATTATTCGCAAGCAAGATAGATTCCATATCGCGCCTTAGCTCTTTGGTTGTTTTCACGACTTGGTAAGCAAGTTCATCCTTGCGACCAGCCGCAACAACCGCTAGTTGTGTTCCTGTCACTCTCGGCACTTTCTCCGAAATACAACAGGTGTTTGAAAGTCGCGTTGTTGCCGTAGTTGCATCAGTGCTTGTCTCATCGCCTTCAAGGACGAAATTTGAGGCACTGGCCGCTGCCAACGAATCGACCTGCCATTCGTGAAGGACGGCCTTAGAGTCAACGCGTGGTATCCCCGTGATGAACGGGGTATCTGTCGGAGAAACATTGTAGATTACGTCCGACAAATCTTCACGATTACCTACAGAACTGTAGGAAGTGAAGGCATCAGTTGCTAGAGTCATAGCTCTCCTTACTCCAGAAGTTGGCGAATGTAATTGACGGCATCACCGTCTGTTGCACCCGCACGTTGTATACGATTTTTTGCTTCAGCAATATCATCTCCAGCCTGTGCGCGTCGTCCCGTCGTGGAAACACCAGGACGCTGGACACGCGGCAAACCTTTGAGCTTTTTAGTTATTGTCTTTTTCTGGTCCTGCATACCGCGATACCGCATGGCATCACGGATCAGCATGACCTGACGGGCATCAAATGCACCGCCGACAAAACCGGATATCTCGTCGTTTGTGAAACCAACATCACCAAGATATGTTGCCATACCAGTCTCGAATGTTTCGAGCTTATCTGGGTCCGTAAGTTCCGGTATTTTATCAACGAGTATTTGCTGCTGCTGTTCACGGAATTGCGCCACACTAGCCTCTCGTTCCTGATTTACCCGCGCACGCTCTGCTTCCTGCGCTTGGTGCTGGCCTATTAAAGCCGACTGTTGCGCTTCGAGCTGGGCCTTTACACGGACATACTCAGCAGGGTCTTCCGACGCGAGACGTGTCATCTCCGCCGCCGGATATTCCGTTTCCATTCGTTGGCTTAATGCTGCAATCCGCTCATCAGCAGCTTGAAGTCGCTGCTGCAAAAGCTGTGATGCTTGCTGTCTCTCGCTTTCAAAATGTCGGCGTTCCTCAGCAAGCGCTGATGTCTTCTGGCGATAATCCGCGTCCATCTGTTGGCCGGAAGCGGCATCCGCAAGGGTAACCATCTGTGTCTCTCCGTTGACCCTGATCGGCATCTTGACATGTTTGGCTAATTCAGCCTCATCCATCCCAATTGCTTCTGCAAGGCCGCTGAGAGTATCAGGTAGTTCCTCACCGGTGTCGGTTGGCTCAGTGGTTGCATCATCTTCAGATGACGTTTCTTCAACTGTTCCCTCATCTCGTGATTCGGGTTCAGCAGTACGATCCGGCTCCGCATCCTGGTTAGCCGTTTCGGTTGGCGATTCCTGCTCGGCGCTGTTGGTTGGCGCAGTTTCTGGCTCCAGCCGTGCCGCAATCGCCGCAATTGCCTGTTGTTCTGTTGTAGGTGCTGTACCGTCGGCTCCCACCCGTGGGTTAGCCTCCGTAGTCTGGGCTCCAGTTTCCTGGTTGGCCGCTACTTCGTCTGCCATGTTTTCTTTTATCTCCTATTAGCCATAAATATTAATAATAATTATATCTACCTAATCCAGTCCCATTTCCCGGCCTATGGCATCTGATCTCTTTTTTGCCCCAATCAATGCTTTATTTCTTGTCGGATAATTTGGAAAAATATGACCAGACTGCAAAGCCTGCATTCCGCGATCAAGCACATTTTCTTCATTTTCTATTTTTTTACCATCCCAAATTGATGGAATATTGTACCAGCGACCTTCTATTGGGAATGTTAATGTTTCCTCTGTTGCGTAATGACCGTTTTCTTCCAGATATGGTTTCGTTAAATCTATAGGAAAACCATCTGGATCAAGCACCGTTGTAATTCCTGGAATTTCATACTTATCAATAGCCCCTCCAAAAACACCACGGTTTTTAAACATTTCATATAAATGACTTATATTTAAAGGCGAAAAAGGCAGTTTTGGACTTGATCTTTGCACTGGGCTTATTTTTCGATAATTATCCAGAAGACTTGGCATTA